AGGTTGAACGCCATCGTGGAGACACCAAGTGCGGTGAACCAGATGCCAACAACAGGCCAAGCAGCAAGGAAGAAGTGCAAGGAACGGGAGTTGTTGAACGAAGCGTATTGGAAGATCAGGCGACCGAAGTAACCGTGGGCAGCCACGATGTTGTAGGTCTCTTCTTCTTGACCGAACTTGTAACCATAGTTCTGAGATTCTGTCTCAGTGGTTTCACGTACAAGTGAGGAAGTAACGAGACTTCCGTGCATAGCAGAGAAAAGAGATCCACCGAATACCCCAGCAACACCGAGCATATGGAACGGATGCATAAGGATATTGTGCTCAGCCTGGAACACCAGCATATAGTTAAATGTGCCAGAAATACCAAGTGGCATAGCATCAGAGAAAGAGCCCTGTCCAAAGGGGTAGACAAGGAAAACGGCAGACGCGGCAGCGACGGGAGCGGAGTAAGCAACACAGATCCAGGGGCGCATACCCAGACGATAGGACAGTTCCCACTCACGACCCATATAGGCAAAGATACCAATGAGGAAGTGGAAGATCACCAGTTGGAAAGGACCACCGTTATAGAGCCACTCGTCGAGTGAGGCAGCTTCCCAAATGGGGTAGAAGTGTAGACCAATTGCGTTGGAAGAAGGAACAACTGCACCAGAGATGATGTTGTTGCCATACATCAGAGAACCAGCAACGGGTTCACGGATGCCATCGATGTCCACAGGGGGAGCAGCGATGAAAGCGACAATAAAGCAGATGGTTGCTGCCAACAGAGTTGGAATCATCAGCACACCGAACCAGCCCACGTACAGGCGGTTGTTAGTAGAAGTAACCCACTCGCAGAAATTTTCCCACGAAGAGGTTTGTTGTCTTGAAAGAGTTGAAGCGGACATTCGTAAAAGGGTAAGAAAGGTCTGGGGGACAGACGGTGTTAGTATTCCTGCACCACCCTCCGATGCAGGTATGAGAGACGTGGTTTATCCTCCCTAGAGGTCTCGGTTTGAGGGGAGCTTACAAGCGATGATAGAACGTTACAGTTCTTAACTCGTTGATGTATTTATTATAAGCGATGGGCGGTTTCCCGTCAATGGAAAAATTAGAGTATTTCTACTTATCTTACAAGAGAATCATCTTGGACAAAGTAGACAGCATCTAGCATCGAGTCGTTCAGTGTGTCCAGTGCATCCTGTGTGGTGTGAACCAGGGGCTTGCCTGCCAGGTTGAAACTGGTGTTCAACAGCACAGGTACACCAGTCTCATTGTGGAACTCACGCAGAACCTCTGCCATATATCCTGACGTGACAGTTTGAATCCTACAGGTACCATCAACGTGGATGATGCCAGGGCATTCTTGCAGTGCCTTCTCTTTAGCCACAAAACTAACTGTCATATTGGGTGACGACTTCAGACCTAACGTCTCAAAGTATTCATCGAAGTGTTCTTCCAGGATAATTCCAGCGAAGGGACGATACCACTCACGCTTCTTAATCCTGTTCACAATGTCCTTCGCATCCTTGTTACGAGGATCAAACAAAATAGACCTGTGACCCAAGGCACGTGGTCCTGCTTCAGGAGCACCATCGTACAGCGCCACGGATCGCCCTTTAGCGATCATCGAAGCAATTTCCCTGGGAGTAGAACTCTCGCCCTCTACGGGGTCTTGTGGGTCGATGTGGTGGTACCAGGTGTCCCGCTTGGGATAAGCATTGGAGTCCTGGGTGTGGTTTCTATAAAGATACCAAGCGCAGCCCATAGAGTTACCAGTGTCGTCAGCGTTAGGCTCAAAGTAAAATTCGACATCGGGATTATTTCTAATAAGATAGTTGTTTGCAACTACATTAAGACCATATCCACCAGTAAGAATGACCTTTTTAATGCCAGTCTTATTCACATACTTCTGAACTAAATGGTTCAATGCTTTCTGTGTCTCTTGCTGAACGTGGTATGCCCAGTCAGCATATTGTTTATGATTGTCTGGAGTAACTTTGTTTGTAATCCTAGCCCGTTGACTGGAGACAGTAACAGTCCAGTCAGAGTGAACAAAGTATTGATCGATTGGTACAGTGCCAATGAACAGAGGCGGGTAGTTTCTAGGTTCACCATAAGCAGCGAGACCCATCGTCTTACCATTCTCTAGAGGACCCTCACCAATCAAGGTGGTAGCACTCTCATAGACTTTGGTGATACCCATCCCACTTTCAAACTGGAGATCTGTGCCAGGACGCTTTGCTTGCATCGACTTGACAAAATCTTCGTACCCCTTCTCTCTCTGTGTCTCTGACCTAGGTTGACTAGGGTTGACCATCCAGAAAGCCTTGTGCAGTTCTTTGAATGCTCCAGGCAACTCCATCAAATATACAGACTCACATTCCCTACCAATCCAGTCAGCACCAACCTCACCTCTACCATTGATAGAGACTGGTTCGTCACCAGGATCCCAGATCTGAGATCCATCACGGTCGATAACAAACACCAGGGCACGATCAAAGTCGTGATTATTAAATGCGTTGAATGCGTGTGACAGGTGGTGGTCACCAGTGAAGTCAAGAACTTTCTCTGGATCTAAACCTGTTGACTTACAGACGAAGGCAAGGAACGCATCAAAAAATGCTGGACTTACTGTAGGAGATTGAATGACTGCAGTGTCAATAGGTCCTTTGGATGCTTCGATTGCTTTTTGAATCGCGATATACGGTTGCTTGGCTCTCTTCTCACCTGTATACCGTTCTTCTTTACCAAAGTATTCTAATTCACCATCACAGATCACAGTGACACTCGAATCGTGAGCACAGCTCACACCTAATACTCTATAACTCATAAAAAAAGGGTGCCAGCAGCACCCTCAGTATAATGCATATGGATATTTAGGTCAAGATTCAGGAGTCTTCTGTTGAATCTCTAGTTCTTGACCAGCGACTTCGATAGTTTCAACCTCAGGCTTGAGGTGATGTGCTACGAGGTCAGGGTTTGGTTGAGAAGATGCAGTAGGGTTGCGACTCTTGTTTTTAATAACAATGAATGCATCCTTATTGATCTTGCGGGTACCCTTATTGGGTGTCCATTTAGATCCATCACCATCAATCTCATAGATGGAGGTGCCAGCAATCTCTACAGCAACATCGTCACCATAGTCCCATCCCATTTTTTCTAATACGATGGAGAGTTGTCCTAGCATCCCTCCAGGATACATTACCGATTCATCCATAACGTGTTCTTCGGGATCAAGTGAGCCGTGCATTCAGTTAGTGCAACCAGTAAAGTATAGCAGATTTTTTCACCAGATGCCAGGGATGACCTGACCAGTAGTGAGGTAAGCACCAACGGCAGCAATGAATCCAACCATTGCAGCGCGACCGTTCAGTTTTTCAGCAGTTTCGTTAAACATTTTCAAAGAGTGAGGTAAAATTTACTGTTGTCAGAAGGGGTGTTCTCGTAGATAGAAGAATCACCGTAGGTTTTGTGGTCTTTGTATCCAACCATTCGACCCTTAGTATTTTGAAGGGCAGGTTGGAAGACGATGAAGAAGAATACTCCTGGGGCACCAATCAGAAGGGCACCACCAATAACATAATAAGTGAGAATTTCAAGAAGGGAGTTTTCCATCAAAAGATGCCAAAGAAAAATTTGCCTGTGATAGCATAAGAGATGAAGCCAGAGATGATACCCATCATTGCCCAGCGACCATTGTAGGTCTCTGCGAATTGTTGGGGAGACTCCAGACCCTTACGATTGTAAGATTCTACAACCATCTGGGGTTCTTTGGCGAACATATTCTGTTGCCCGTACTCATTGGTTGTAACAGTCATAGTAGTTTTGTTAACTTACGTAACATTATATAGCAAAGAAAAGGGGGGCGTCAAGCCCCCCATCGTTATGATTCCTTAACAATTCAGATTAGTAATCCAAATCATTGACAATACTCTTACAAGTTTCCAAGTTAGCACCACAGAATTGTCTGACGTAACCGTGGACATCTACCTCGTGTGTATGATGTGCCTTGGTATGAATAATTTCGATAAAGCCTAGCGTCCCTACAATTGCTAGGTTGAACAGTGTGAGAGGGTGCCAGAGATAGCGCATTAAAAAAGGGGTCCGAAGACCCCTGTATTATAGCACCTTAGTTTCAGAAGGACCAGGTAGCACCGATCTTGGTACCATAACCGTTGTCAGCATCATCCACGCCGCCAGCGAAGGAGAGTTCGCCGTACAGTGCGAGAGCCTCAGTAGCAGCAACGCTACCATAGACCTTACCAGACAGAACGGTGTCAGACTCGCCACCGTCAGTCACGACGAAGGAGGGACCGATCTGAGCGCCGTAGGAGACAGAGCCAGCTTCACCAGCGTAGCCCACGTGAGCGTCAGTCGTCGTTCCAGTGTAGTCCGAGCCAGTGAAACCCGAGTTTGCCTCGACGTTCACGTACGGACCTGCCAGGGCAGCACCAGGAGCAGCGATAGAAACAGCTGCAGCTGCAGCAGCGAAAGCAGTTTTGATCATTGGAGTAAAAAATTGTAGTGTGTACTCGTGGAGTTGAACCCACGGATGGTAGGGGATTCGACAGTCCCCGTATCGTAACGTTACGAAGTGTTATTTATGTAACGTTTTTTTCACGAAGAAGTACGGGTTTCGCCCACCGAAGATGTGCTCCCCGTCCTTTTCGCCGTAATCATAGCACTCGATGGTGTCCTCTGTCAATCTAAAATGAGACTCAACTTGGGCACCACGGCAAGTGCATAGGGGGCTTCCCTTTCCGACCCAAACCTCAAGCTTTGGATCGAAGGTGCACAGCATATCACAGTTTTCATTTCTTGTCCAATCCTTAAGATAATTCCTGACCAGCACTTCGGTGTCAGAGAATTGAACGAGGTCGTGATAGCGCTCACGATAGATCCTACCGTCGTGCACGTACTTCTGCACAACGTGGATAAATCCATCCTGAGTTAGGTCGTATGTGAGTTGAACGTGAGAGTATTTTGTGGGTTGCGACTGCGCCTGTTTAATGTTGTCATACTCTCCGATGAGCCAATCAATCATCACTCTCCATTATAAGTTCAATAAGATATTCAAAAGAAAAGGGGTCCGAAGACCCCTGAATTTAACTGAATGAGATCGTGTCCGTACTCGCTCCTCCAGGGAGATGTGTATCTCCGAAGGTAATTACATCTTGACCAACAGAAAAAGGATATTCTACTGGTTGTGCTGCATAAGGACCTTCAATATCAAACTTGATATGGTCATCTCCAGAAGGGATGTTATAGAATTCTGATCCGAGTGCAGAGAACTTTGGTGCCTCTGGTTCTTTGGGCTTGTAGGTATCCGAAATGTGACGGAGACCCAAGTAGTGACGCCACAGTTCAGAGAGAACGTTGGTGTCTTCGTTGTCATTGAGTGCAGAGATGACTGCTGATTTAGCAGACTCTGCAGCCGTGTGATAAGCAGTGCAAGTCATCGTTGTTGGAGATAGCAATAGTGGAACTTCTTACGGTTCTCGTGGGTGAGCAAAAACTCTTCAAGTTTGAAATCAGTTTCCTGATTCTGCATAGTGATAATGCGTTGCTGTGCAGCGCGACTGGCTTTAACAACCCAGGACATTAGAATACTCCACTTTCAATAAGGTCAGCTTCAACAGAATCGAGAATGACATTGTAGTCATCTTCGGGATCATCATACAATTGGACGCCACGGTCTTCGTAGTAACGAATTAGTTTCTGATAGAGACGTGGATACTCTTCATCAAGAGTAACGTCGCCAGAAACCGCAGCGGTCAACTTACTAAGATCAGATTTGAACTTAGTAGTGAGCGAAGATTTACGAACCGACATTGTTTTGCGTTGAACTCTAGTAGTATAAGGGAAAGGGCGTCCTCTGTCAAGAACACCCTCCTTATAATTTATCAGCAACCGTCGTCGTGGTTGCAGTAGAGATTATACAACTCCTCGTCCCCTACGTCCTGTATCTCTTGGCACAGTTTGTTCATTGGCACAGCCATCACACCTCTCCCATCAGGTTGTCGGATGAGAAACTCTTCCCCTGCTTCGATCCTATCCATATAAGAATCGAAGTCTTTCTCGAAATCTGTTACTGATACTTCAATCATTCATTAGTGCCGCCCAGTCGGCATTAAACTGCTCTAACCCTTTGTCGGTTAGAATATGATTATACATTGAATCAAAGACTTTTAGTGGCAATGTACACACACTTGCACCGTTATACCAGGAGCGAACAGCACGAGGAACAGTGCGGATAGATGCAGCCAGCACTTCAGTCCGAACACCGTGGCGACAATAGATGTCAGCAATAGAACGGACCACCTCAAGACCAGCAATACTCTGGTCATCCAGACGTCCGACAAATGGAGACACGTAAGCAGCACCCGCTTTAGCAGCCAGGATCGCCTGTGCGGCGTTGAAGATCAAAGTCACGTTTACTTTGACGTCCTGCTCTGAGAGCACCTTACAGGCGAGCAGACCATCCACTGTGCAGGGGACTTTAATTGTGATAGCAGGACCGATGCTGAGATAGTCTTCTGCCATAGCGAGCATCTCATCAGCAGTGTCTCCAGAGACCTCTGCAGAAATACTAGCCTTGGGGTCATTGATAAAGATCTCTTGGATCTCTGTGATGACATTAACTGGATCTCTACCCTCTTTCTTCATCAGGGTAGGATTGGTAGTAACACCGTCGATCAGACCTGTGTAATACCTCTTTCTAATTTCTTCTACGTCAGATGTGTCAAGGAAGATTTTCATTGTGAGTCCATTCGTACCATAAATTACCAGTTACTTTCCCGTCAGGGTCCCTACTTGTGCATATGCAATCAAATGCAGCACTCACTCTCACACCCTCTCCCTCATATGCTCGCACAGCGTGGGAAAGGTTCGGTGGGAATAATGTAAATAGCCCAAACTCATTGGGTACATCTATTTTTTGCCCACCTAAGATATATGTAGTAGCAGTAGGAATTTCAGCACCCAAAAAGATATTACCTGATACACTTTGTGGGTTGGTATCGTAGGTAGGAGGGATGCCGAAATGACGGTGCGGATATATTTTGTTGTTAAGACGCAGGATATTACCCCACGAATTACACATAATTATATCACCATTTTGTAGTGATAGGTAGTCTGCCACGATCTTTTTTACGAAAGGCAAACAATATGTGTACCAGTCCTCACTCTCCGAGAGCAGATTGTAGTAAGGCATCTTACCAGTAATCTGATCCTCTGGATAGTCATACTGGGACTCACCAAGTCCTAAGATCTGTTCCTCTGATTGTAATAGGCTATCACGAAGAAGGGTAGCAGTCGGTCGATCCAATTCATACTGCTTAATCCCAAAGTCACCGAGTTTCAAAGTTGATCCTCCTAATTTTTCTTTGTCTCCTGTTCTCTTGGAACTGTCTATCCTGTTGAGATAGAACACCATTGTCACTAGAACTAATCTTATCCTGAGAGATGATCTCTACTTCAGATAAGTCTTGGGCTGTGATTGTAGAACCAGAAATGGTTGCCATATTAGGGCAACCACAGCAGTGCGTTTCGATAGTATAACTTGTAAGTTCTTTACCGCATTTCTTGCATCTAATTGTTATCATTTTTCCAAAGGAATGAGAAAGGACACTTGCTTTCTTCCTCTACATCGTCCTTGATCATACCCCAAGACTTACCTGGTAGCCAGTTCTTAATGCCTTGATTGAGTCTGAACTTACGTTGGACTTCATTAGGTGGTTCAAAATCTTTCCACCGTTCGATATCATAACTATTGTCTTTACTTCCACGGAAGCGAACACAGTAGAGAGGAGTGCCCCTAGGGACTTTCACATCTGTAGCGTGGCAGCGGTATGCACCATTAACAGAACGGTACCATCTACCCAGAGGGATTTCTGCTGCAATCAATTCCATACCAGTCTTGTGATGCAATTCTGGTGCAGGAATCAATTCAATCCACAGATTCTTATTAGGTTTTTCTGGCCAAAACATCATACTCTGTGACCACTGGATGACCAGGAAGTCTCTGAATGTATATGGGTTGGAAGACTTCGCACTATCGTACGCTTGAATCTTACCTTCTTGAATAAAGATGTAATCAGCAGCCTTGCTCCTGTCAAATGAAGAGTCATAAACAAGACCATCAGACTTTTGCCACTTAAAGTTGATGTCCATCTGATTGAACACAACAAATGTATTTGCCCAGTATTGTTTCCAGGCAGGACACTTGTAATAGGAATGATCCTTGTGCTGTTCTTTGGCGTAATCTATATATCGCTGAGGCGGAATGTAATACTCAGGGATGAATAGAGGGTGTGACAGGTCAGTCTGAGCAGGACTGTTAGTAGCCTTGATAGTCTGATAGTTGGGGTTGTAATAGATTTTTGTCATTTCCAGAACTTATAAGGACACTTGGATTCTTCATCTTTCTTGAAGAGACTCCAGGATATACCTGGTTGCCATTGCTTTAATGCTTGGTGTTGATTCAGCCTGACTTGCAACTCCCTAGGGGGATGTGGTTTCTCATAACGTTGGAAACTATATGCATTGTTCTTACCACCCCTGAACCGAATTGTATAGAGAGGTGCACCACGCTTCAGCTTAAACTTAGATCCGTGTGCTTTGTATGCTGCATTAGCAGGGCGCATCCAGCGACTGAAAGGATATTCATTAGCGATATACTCAAGACCAGTCTCGTGGAAAGTCTCAGGGTGTGCAGAAAGTTCACACCAGATGTTTTTCTCTTTCTTAGGCAGCCACATAAACAACAGTTGTGGCATTTGGAAGACCAAGTTACCTTTGTACGGAGTGCCGATGTAAGAACTACTCCAAACTTGTCCACCTCCTTCCATAATCTTACCCTCGTTAATCAGAATGTGATCACGGAAGCGAGCGTGCTGGAAGTTGGTCTTCTGAATCATCCCAGACTGTTTATCATATTCAATCTCCAGGTCTACTTGATTGAATACAACCCAACTATTTGCCCAGTAACTCTTCCAAGCAGGGCAATCAAAGTAGCTATGACCTTCGTGCTTACCCTTTTCATAGTCAGTCATCCTCATAGGAGGAATGAAAGCGTGCTCAGAATGCAGAGGATGATCCCAGATGTCTGTGTTGTCTAAAGGATTCTGCTCGATGTACCCTACTGGTGCGTGATAGCAGGGAGCGTAGTAAATTTTAGTTGCCATCGTATCTAGTATTTCTGGATGATCCGTATGCCCTCAGATCAAGGGTATCGTCAGTGACTCTTTCAAATTTCATTGCGAACGTGAATCTGACTGTATCTGGGAAGACGGTGGCTCTGTGCCACTGGGAACCTTCAAAGCAAATTGCCCGATTAGGTAAAGGGAGAGAGCCGTATACGTGATCTTCAGCCCAAAACTCAGTACATCCACCTTGATTACGCTCCCAGTTTAAATGTGGATAGTATAGCACAGTATATCCATCAAGCCCATCAATAGGTACCACGTCAAAATGCCAACGTGGTACCTCTGAGGGGAAGAATACATTGATGTACATACGAACAAGATCAAATCCTTCCAGGACTTTGAACTCACCTCGTGCGACTTGTTCAAACTTCTGGTAGATCGGTTCGGATGCGGCTACTTGTACGCTAGATCCAGATGGTTTAGCAGGATCATCATCGTACTCACCCCATCTAGCAGGAGCGTTCTGTGCATACAGATATGCTTTGCGATGTAACTCTGGAGGAAGAAAGTTATCTAGTGTGTATAATTCCATAACGGGTTAGGTAGGAGTCGAACCTACGACCGACGCTTTAGAAGAGCGCTGCTCTGTCCTCTGAGCTACTAACCCAAGTCCCAATCTTCCTGAGTAAGGGCGGGCATAAACACAACGTGCAGATCAGCAGCCTCGTCAAGGATGTCTTCCCACTCCTCAATCAAAGCAATGCAAGCCTGAGCATCGTTTGCCTCGGAGTGAGCGTGCAGACGGTCGATGATGTACTCTCGAATGTGTTCAATCTGACTGATCTGAGTCGCTTCCATAGTCTTTGCGGTAGTACCTGCCTAGTATGTTGCTATTATAGTATGCAGGGGTCCCGTCGTCAAGAGTCTCGGTTAAGACATTGTTTAGAAAGAGCTGACGTGTTTCTTCAAAATTAACTCTTCCTTTTGTGGCTTGTAGGGAAAGTATCTCCCTCTTGAAGAAGGCGTTATTTCCAACTCTACGGCGTTCTTCATTAAGTTCATCAGAACTTCCGTAGTATTTCTTCCAGTTGCTTTCACTTCTAACTCGCCTAGTTTTACCTCTAGGTTTTCGTAGTTGGTGAAAGTATTTGCGTCCGATGTACTTCCTACCGTTGAGGAGATTTGTAATGCAATAGACGAAACCGACACTATCGTTAATGTCCTCAGATAGAAAAGGGTGTTCGTTAAAAATCCAGGGGTTTTCATAGTCAGCCACATAATGAAGTATCGCTGGGAGTATTTATTCCCAGGTTTCACCTCGTGTTTTAGATTTAAGATACTTAAATTTGAGTGCAGAGAGACGCCAGGCATCAGCCAAACTCTTAGGTCCTTCTGTCAACACACGCATATCAGAACTGCTGAGATGAATTGTGTGATTGCGAAATAGATGTGCTTTCCAGTCTTCCATCAGTAAAGAATTGATTCGTACAAGGAGAAAACATTTAGGATGATAGGATTTTTATCAGCAGCGTGCTGCTCTACTGTATTGCAGTAGTCCAACCATCGTAACGACGTCTTCAAAGGTTCTGGAAATTCTACACCACCCATAAACCGTATGGTTCTGTCCTGACCATCGGTATTGCAGAAGGTCCACACTATAAGTTCAGCGTCTTCTCCGATATTTTTTTGAACAATCTCCCTAGTAACTTGGAGATTGACACCGAAGAACTCGGTGCCGTAGATAGCGTGAAACAGACCAGCACGTTGTTCGTGCAGTGGTCTACCGTTAGATTCCAATAGTTTGTATACACCGTGGAGGTGGGTGAACAGGCTCCTACCACGATCGTGGGGAACCTGTTCTGTCCCAATCTTCTTAAGAAAATTTATCTCACGGTCTAGACTCAAAGTTGGAAACCAGCAAACGTATCTTTCTTGACGTCTTGCTTGATACCACCGACCAAGTAAGACTCAACCTCAGTCTCCTGGGGTGCCACTTGCATACCTTTAGAGGTCAACCAGTGCTGTGTCCAGGGCAGGGGGTTGTTGCTGAGGGGTTGATCGTAAACAGGATGAATACCAATGGCTTTCATACGCTTGTTAGCGATCCATTCAACGTACTTAGCAAGGAGTCTATCGTTGAGACCAAGGATGGATCCATCTTTAAAAAGATACTTAGCCCATTCCTTCTCTTCTTCGACGCACTTCTTGAACATTGCGATAGTGTTTTCACTCTCCTCCTCAGCAATCTCCATCATCTCTGGGTCGTCCCCCTGTTGCCACTTCTTGATAATGTTTTGAGTGAGGACAAGATGCTGGCTTTCGTCTCTGGCGATGAGAGAGATAATTTTAGCGGATCCTTCCATAAGCTTGAGTTCAGCAAATGCGAAAGAGCACGCGAACGAGACATAAAATCGAATCCCTTCGAGAATGTTGACATTGATGACTGCACGGTAGAGTTTACGCTTGAGATCACGGAGTGTCCATTGGGATGTAGGGGAGTCTTTCCAGTCAGACTTCCAGAGGTTACCAGTGCCGTACTCTTGTGCGGCATTGATGAACTCATCATAAGCCCTCGTGACAGATTCTGCGCGGTCTAGAATCTTACGATTATCTGTAATGTGCTCAAGGACCTCAGAGGGATCGCTATACACATTCTTAATGATGTAGGTGTATGAGCGACTATGGATCATCTCCATAGTCTCCCAGATGGTCATTGCAGACTCAAGTTCAGGTAATGAGCAGTATGGGATAAAAGCCATCCCAGGACCACGCCCTTGTACAGAATCCAAGAGGATCTGGTACTTAAGGTTACTAGTGAAGATGTGCTTTTG